AATTGGCCTGTCCAGCGCATCAATGGGCAGGATTATCAAATCATCCAGGAAGCCGACATTTGTGCGGTAGTAGAAAATGACTAAAGAACTGATCGAAACCCGTATTCAAGACCTGATTGCCAAAGGGCGTGAAATAGAGCAAACTTTGCGTCAGCACCAGGTGCAGCTAGAGCAGATCAATGGTGCATTGCAACAATGCCAATGGTTCCTGTCTGAACTGGAAAAACAAAATGTCCAAGAAAGCTGAACACGACAAGCCCATTCCTCACAAAACCACGGGTAAGGACAAGACCTACAACCCAACGGAAAAGGGTGCAGGAATGACGGCAAAAGGTCGTGCTGAATACAACGCCAAGAACAACGCCAACCTGAAGCCACCGGCTCCCAACCCCAAGACCAAGAAGGACGAGGGGCGTAAAGCCTCTTTCTGCGCCCGAATGGAAGGGGTAGTCAAGAACGCCAAAGGCCCGGCAGAGCGTGCCAAAGCCTCTCTCAAGAACTGGAATTGCTGATGAAAAATGGACTTTATGCCAACATTCACCGAAAGCAAGAGCGCATAGAACGGCAAAAAGCAGAGGGAAAGCCTGTGGAAAAGATGCGAAAGCCAGGTTCAGAGGGTGCGCCAACTGCTAAAGCATTCAAAGAATCAGCAAAAACTGCCAAAAAGAAATGAATATTACGGAAAAGAATGTCGCAGAACTAATACCTTATACTAACAACAGCCGCACCCACAGCGATGAGCAAGTGGCACAGATTGCGGCAAGCATCAAGGAATTTGGCTGGACAAACCCGATCCTAATTACCGACAACAGCATCATTGCAGGTCATGGGCGGCTAATGGCTGCTCGAAAACTTGGGATGAGTAAGGTTCCTTGCATTGAAGTAAAAAATCTTACCCCCGCCCAGGTAAAGGCTTACATCATTGCCGACAACAAGCTGGCGCTGAATGCGGGGTGGGACAATGAACTGCTAAACATAGAATTTCAGGAACTCGAGGAATTAGGCTTTGACCTGGAGTTGACCGGCTTTAGCCTTGAGGAAATAGATGCGCTGAAGCCTGTGGAACTAACTGAGGGGCTGACGGACGAAGATGCTGCCCCAGATGTTCCCGCAAAGGCCAAGACAAAGCCTGGCGATATATACCAATTGGGCAACCACCGGCTTATGTGCGGTGATTCGTGTAGCACCAATGACATGGAAAAGCTATGCGATGGGCAACTTGTGGATATGTGGTTGACCGACCCGCCTTATAACGTGGCTTATGAAGGCAAGACAAAAGACGCCCTCAAAATCCAAAACGATAGCATGGGCGATGATCAATTCCGTCAATTCTTGCGGGATGCTTACGTTACTGCTGACTTGGTTATGAAGCCGGGGGCGGTCTTTTATATTTGGCACGCTGATTCTGAAGGTTATAACTTTCGAGGGGCGGCGCAAGATGCAGGCTGGAAAGTACGCCAATGCTTAATATGGAAGAAGTCCACTATGGTTATGGGGCGGCAAGATTACCATTGGAAGCACGAACCCTGTCTGTATGGTTGGAAGGAAGGTGCGGGGCATCTATGGGCCACAGACCGCAAGCAAACAACCATCCTGGAATTCGACAAACCGTCTAGGAATGGCGAACATCCCACAATGAAGCCTGTTGCGCTATTTGAATACCAAATGCTTAATAACACCAAAGGCGGCGATATTGTGCTGGATAGCTTTGGTGGAAGCGGGACAACGCTAATTGCGGCTGAAAAGAACGGGCGTGTTGCTCGGTTGATGGAACTAGACCCAAAGTATTGCGATGTAATCGTAAAACGGTGGGAAGACTTCACCGGCAAAAAGGCTGTTTTGTTGACGGAATTAACCGAAACTGCTTAAATATTAGCGAGTTCCCCTTTATAAAATGCCCGTAATACCTCAAGAACCTCACGTCCCAACGGATGAATTCCGTAAACTGGTCGAAAGCACCAGCGGATTAGGCTTGCCGCACGAGCAGATTGCCATTCTGGTGGGCATTGATGACAAGACTCTGCGGAAGTATTACCGGGCAGAGTTGGACACGGGCAAAGCCAAAGCCAACAGCCAGATTGCCAAGACGCTGTATCAAAAGGCTGTGGCGGGTGACACTACAAGCCTGATCTGGTGGACAAAAAGCCAAATGCGTTGGTCTGAAACGGTCAAGAATGAGCTTACAGGTGCTGATGGAGAGCCGTTGCAAGGCATTCAAGTCTCATTCGTAAAGCCCAATGAGTAGCTTTGCAGACGTCCGGTTTCCAGTAAAACTGGAGTTCCTGTTCCGCAAAAGCCGGTACAAATGCGCTTGGGGCGGTAGGGGCGGCGCTAAATCATGGGGATTTGCCAGGGCGTTGCTAATCCTTGGCGTCAAGAATCCCCTCCGAATCCTGTGCGCCCGTGAGTTTCAGACCTCAATCAAGGATTCTGTTCATAAGTTGCTGTGCGACCAGATCGTTGATATTGGCTTGCTAGACTTTTATGAAATCACCCAGAACAGTATCCGGGGCAAGAACGGGACGGAATTCTCCTTTGTTGGCCTGAAGAACAACGTAGCCAACGTCAAGTCCTATGAGGGCGTGGACATCTGTTGGGTTGAGGAAGCCCAGACAGTTAGCCGCAACTCCTGGAACGTACTAATCCCGACCATCCGTAAGGAAGGCTCTGAAATCTGGGTCAGCTTCAACCCAGAACTAGAGACAGACGAAACTTACCAGCGGTTTGTACTTAACCCGCCTGAAAACTGCGTTTCGGTCAAGATCAATTGGAACGACAACCCCTGGTTTCCTGAAACCCTGCGTTTGGAGAAAGACAGCCTCAAGAACCGCGATCCAGCCGCTTACAACGTGGTTTGGGAAGGTTTGTGCCGCCAGACTGTGGACGGGGCTATCTTTGCCCGTGAGATGCAGATGGCTGACCTCGAAGGCCGAATCACAAAGGTCGGCTATGAAGCCACGAAGCCTGTCCATGCGATATTTGACTTGGGATGGGCAGACGCCACGGCAATCTGGTTTCTGCAGTTTATTGGGATGGAAACCAGGCTAATTCGGTACATTGAAGGCAACCAGAAAACCATGTCTGAGTATCTTGCCCAGATGCAGACTTTCGGTTATGTTTACGATACTTTGTGGTTACCGCACGATGCCCAGAATAAAACGCTAGCAGCAAACGGCAGGAGCATTGAGGAAATCGTTAGGGCGGCAGGCTACAAAACAAGGATTCTGGACAGGGTTCCGGTGGCTGACTCAATCAACGCTGCTAGGACAATGTTCCGAAATTGCTGGTTTGATAGGGAAAATTGCCATGATGGTCTACAATGTCTCAGGCATTATCGGTACGAAGTTGACCCAGAAACGGGCCAATTCAGCCGTAATCCGTTGCATGACCATTACTCACACGGCGCAGACGCATTCAGAATGATTGGGCTTATGGTGAACGAACCCAAACAACCAAGGCGGGTCAGACCATTGCAAAACGCGCCGCTTTCTTACGGATGGATGGGCTGATATGGCTGAAAAAGAAGTTAGCGACTACAACCCTCTAATCGAGGAAGCAAAGCAATTCCTTAAACTTGCCAACGATTCAGACACCATGAATCGGCAAGAGGGATTAGAGGATTTGAAGTTCGTTAACGGCGACCAATGGCCCGTTGAACTGCAAAACAGCCGAAACCTAGAATCCCGCCCCGTTCTGACCATCAACAAACTTGACGGTTACTGCCGCCAGGTGGTCAACCAGATCAGGCAACAGCGCCCCCGTCCCAAGGTTCATGGGATGAACTCCCAGGCCGACTCCAAGGTTGCCCAAGTCCTCCAGGGCATCATTCGCCATATTGAGGCCAATTCCAACGCAGATAACGCCTACGACAATGCCGTTGATTATGCCGTTCGCATGGGTTGGGGCTATATCCGTATCCGTACAGACTACATCTCTGACGACTCATTTGAGCAGGAAATCTACATCGACCCAGTAGACAACCCATTCACCGTCTATTACGACCCGAACAGTATCCTGCCTGACGGATCGGACGCCGAGCGTGTGCTTATCACCACCATGATGAGCAAAAAGGCTTTCTCTGACCAATACCCGGACGCAGAGGTTGATTCCTTCCAGCAGCGCGGTACGGGCGATGCCCAATCCGAGTGGATTACTAAAGAGGATATTCGCCTAGCCGAGTATTTCTATACGGTTCGCAAAGAAACCGAACTGGTGATGTTGTCCGATGGGACTACGGTTTACAAGGACGAACTTCCCTCAGACGAGGTGTTAGCCGCTGCCAACATCCAGATTCTTGACAGACGCCGCACTGTTAAGAAGGAAATCCGCTGGTGCAAGCTGACTGCCATTGAGGTGCTTGAGGAAAAGGTTTTTCCAGGACGCTACATCCCGGTTATCCCGGTTTACGGGCGTCATGTGGTTATTGGCGACAAGCGTAAGAAGTTCGGCATGGTGCGTCACGGCAAAGACGCCCAACGGATGTACAACTTCTGGCAAACCAGCCTGACCGAATCTGTGGCGCTGGCTCCCAAGGCCAAATGGCTCATGGCAGAAGGTCAGGACGAGGGCCACGAGAACGATTGGGCACAGGCTAACGTCAAGTCCTACCCTGTCCTGAGATACAAACAAACGGACATTGATGGACGCGCCGCCCCTGCGCCCCAACGTCTTCAGCCCGAACCGCCAGCCAACGGCATCATGCAAGCCACGGTTGCGATTGATGACGACATCAAGACCCTGATGGGCATATTTGACCCTGCTCAACTAAAGCAAGGCAACATCTCTGGCAAGGCTCTCAATGGTCAGCAGCAACAGGTTGACCTGACAAACTTTGACTTTTACGACAATTTCACTAAAACGCTGGCGCAAGTAGCCCGGATCATTTTGGATATTGTCCCCACGATTTACGACACTCAACGGGTATTGCGGATCATTGGAGATGATGGAAAACCCGAGATAGTGACGGTCAATGAGAAGGACGCCGTGGGCAAAGTGCTTAACGATGTGACGGTCGGTCGCTACGATGTGGTCATGGAAACCGGGCCTGGATACAACTCCAAGCGCCAGGAGGCTGTAGAGGCCATGATGCCGCTTCTGACGGGCAATAACGACCTGTTCAAAGCCGCTTCTGACCTGGTGTTCCGTAACATGGACTTCCCCGGCGCAGACATG